CCCGAGACCATCCGGGTTAACCTCAGTCTGAAGCGTGCTTGGACGGCCGCTTCGGGAGTCTCTGGAAACGGAGACTGTGGCCACACACCAATATCGCCCCTGCAAAACGGGGAGAGGAGGTGGCGAGGATGCTTCCAAAGATCCGAAAGGCCATGTGCAAACGCCTAAGGAGTTTAGGCCTTAGTGCGCGTCGTACTGCGTCCGTCATGGACGAGGTACTTGGGTGGCACCGGAATTCTGGACCGGAATGGACGGTTAGCAGGCTAAAACAGCTGAAGACCAACCTACTGCGTCTAAGAGCCGGTGAGAAGCCTGATTGGCGATGGATTCGCCATGACGGGAATGCTCCTGTGGGACCGTTCCGGGATATTTTCCGGAAGGGCGTGAGCGCCGACACGAGGACCCAGAGAGGTAGATGAGATTTTTAAGTAGTTTTCTCTACTTTAATGGTTTACTCGTTGTTCGAAGCTCGTGAGGTTACCCCAGCTCAGTGGAAGAAGTTTCAATTTTCCGTTGAGCACAAGCCGGGGGAGAACAGCACACCTCGTGTTGAAGTGGATGTTCCGCGCCACAGTCGGATGAGCATCGAAAGTTCCCCCAACCGACAAGTTTTCATCAATTGGGGACGCGACCATAGAGGACAACCCAGGAGGATGTCCCTCAAAGACTGGTCGTATGCTAAGGATGGACCATTCGATAGCGAACAGTTGGAAGTCATGGACCTCCAAGGACACTACCGAGAAGGTTTCGGTGGCCGTCTTAATTTCCGCGGCCGAAAGGTCTTTAGACCTGCGGAGCTTGGAGTAGATTACCGGCTGGTCGAGAAACATGTTCCTTTCGAACCCATCCCGGACTCCACATCAGGAGAAATGCTCCGACCTGTGAACATCTTTCAGTTCCCATTGTCAGAGTCGAAGGTATCACCCGCAGGGTTGATGAAGGTTCCTCGCACACAATTGGAGGACCAGATTGAAACCTTCCTTGGGGGAAAGTCCAATCGCTTGATACATTCACAATTCCGTGAATTGTATGATCTTGCGATGGCGCCCTTGATCCAAAGAGGGTACCAGATTCCCCGTGACTTTTTGTACGGGTCTGATCCAGGAGTTGGAAGGATTACGTTCATACAGGAGCCGGGGTACAAACTCCGTGCAGTCGCCAACCCTCATTTGCTCCACCAGGTGGTTTTGGAACCCCTGAAGCGGTATCTCATGGACCTCTTGAAGCAAGATCCACAAGATTTCACCTTTCGTCAGGAAGAGGCCTTCCCAATCATACAGGGTTGGCTACGAGAGCCTGAGTATACTTTCTCAGTGGATCTCTCGGATGCTACAAACAACTTCCCACTTGAGGTGATACTTCACGCCTTGTCTGACCAAACTGGAGCACGTCCATGGTTGGACTGCTTTTCCAGTGTGAGCAGAGCTGGGTGGCTTGTTACTGATCCTCATCTAAGTGCTCGTACCGCCGCTCCTGGCGACGGGCATAAGGAGGGGGTTAGAAGGCTGATGTATTATAAGACAGGCCAACCCATGGGGTTGGGACCGTCTTTTGCAGCCTTTGCACTCACTCACCACTGGGTCCTGAAAGGCATCCAGAAGGAAGTGCCGGGAACGTACGCTATCCTGGGTGACGACATCGTCATTCATGGGCGGGCGTTGTATGACCGGTACCGTGAGGTACTCCAAGTCATGG